TTATTCCAAAGTTTTCGGCCCCTTTGACTGCCATGCGTTGGTCAGCATCCCGCGCTGGCGCTCCGCCTCTTCCTCAGGGGTCTCACCCTGCAGCCGGACCTCTCTGGACGCATCGACGCGGCTGATCGCCCCGTAGCCGGCCGCCTCCTCCGCGGTCATCTTCCAGCGCGATGGATACGGCTTTTTGTTCCACACGCTTGGCGGCAGGATCCAGGTGAAGTACTCGACCTCTTTCATGAGGGGATCATGCCGGACGCAAAAAAGCCCCACCACCCGAAGGCAGCGGGGCGAAGTGACCAGGCAAGCCTGATCAAGGAGACTCGGTTACAGGAACAGCGCCCAGACGATGGTGGCGAGCGCTGCCAGCCAGATCAGGATGACGATGGTCACTTCTGGGCCTGCGCGATGATGTGGTTCTTCTCGCTGCTGGACTTCGTGGTGCCGAACCAGAAGGCCATCACCATGCCCCAGGCCGTGCCCAGCGAACCCAGCATGATGAGCAGCGCCTGGCTGTCGCGCACGTTGAGCACGTCGGTCATCATGCCCACCAGCACCCCGAAATAACCCATCGTCACAAGCAGCGACAGCACGGCCGGCACGGGGCTGTTCGTGGCCACGGCCATCTTGCGAGCGTCCGCCCGGTCACCGGCGTGCACCTCTTCCAGCTTGATGGCGTTGTCCTTGAGGAACTTCTGGAACTCGATTTCGGCCAGCTTCACGTTGGCGATCTGGTCGGGCGTCATGCGCCCGGAGTTCAGCACCTCGTTCACGGCCTCGACAGTCTTGGATTCGATGCCCAGCTTGTCGGCCAGGAAAGCAGCAGCAGCCCCGCCAAGGGGGCCGCCGAGCGCGGTGCCGATCATCGGCGCGATGGTTTGAAGCCAGTCCATTTAGGTCTCCAGGATGTCGGCAATGCGCCGGGCCCATCCCTTGCCGAACGCCGGCCAGGTGGGAAGGTTGGTCATGAATTCCAGCCGGTCGCCCACCATGGCCGCCTTGAGCTTGTGCGGGTCGGCCTGCGCCACGAGTTCCAGCGTCTTGGGTCCGATGGCGCCGTCGTCGGCTGCGCCAACGGCGCGCTGCAGCCACTTGATGGCCTGCTTGGTGCCCGAGTTCACCGCCGCATCGAAGACGGCATAGCGAGCCTCTGCTGGAAGCTGCTCGGCCTTCACGGCGTCCCAGTAGTCCCGGCGGTAGATGGCCTTGGCCAGCTCCACGGGGAAGCCCTTCATGTGACCCGAGTACCCGGTGGCGCGGGCCACGCGCTCGGTGACACCCCAGCGGGTTGCACCGCCCGGGTCCTTGGGGTGGTCAACGTAGCCGCCCTCGTGGCCGAGCAGCTTGTGGAAGGCGGCGTCAAAGTTCATGGGAGTTTCCTTCGAGCGGAGATGGCTGCGTGCGCCACTTCTCGAGCTGGCGCTGAGCGAGGCGCTCTTCGCGCGCATCGCGGCGCTTCTGGAAATAGGCGTTGACGGCCAGCCCCAGGAAGGCGATGGCCAGACCGCACAGCGCAAGCGCGTTGGCGTGCAAGAAGCCAAAGACGGCAGTGAATAGCCCGCCGGCCTGAGCAGCCTTGCTGCTGGCTCCGATGGTGGCTGTCTCGACGGCGTCGGTGATGAGTTTGGGCATGGTCACGGAAGCGGGATGTGCGGTGGGGTTGGGTCTGACAAGTTGGTGTAACGAGCAACCAGCCGGGCCATCACGCCACGCCAGCCGCCGTCGAACACCAGGCGCTCAAGGTGCTGCGAGAAGGTGATTTCCTTCTTCCCCGGCGCACTCCACAGGCACAGGGCAAAGGTCGTGAAGTTGAGGTACACGTCCACGATGGCGACGACCAGCGTGAAGGGCATGAGCAGCTTCCACCATCCGCCCCGTTCGTACTGGATGGCCAGCGGGTAGGCGGCGGCGAGCAGCACGGGCAGGTAGATGAACTGCCACAGCACGGCCTGCTGGAGCGTCTCAGGTGTCACCCACCAGAAGAAGGCCAGCACGTCGCGGGCGATGGGCCACAGGGAGAGGATCAGGTCAATGGGCAGGCTCAGGAGGTCCATGGTATTTCGCCCTCAGAACTTGATGCAGGCCAGCAAAGCGATGTTGCGTGGACGGGTTTCGGTGTTTGGCGATCCAGACAGCGCCGTGTTGGCCGTGTCGCCTGATGTAGCGCCTGCGGGCGAGTAGGAGGGATTCGCCCCGCCCGTGCCACCCACGCCCACGGAGTAGCCATGGGAGTGCTGTTGATAGGCATGGGACTGGCTCGAACCGAACGCGCGCCCAGAGTCCACGGAGCTACCGTCGCTCCACCCACGGATGAACTCGCCGCGCAGGTCTGGGACAGGCAATCGTTTATTTGCAGCGAAGTCGGCCGCAGCAGACGCGCCTCGTGTGCTCGCCCCTCCAGCGCTCGTCTGAATCGGCAGGAGTGCCTGGGAATAGTCATTCCACAGCAGGGTGTAAAGCGAAATGGTGTCCGCGTTTGCTCGAAGCGTTGCCCCAGACGACGCGCTTCCAATGGTCCCCCCATTCGCTTTCAACCACCCAGATGGAGCAGAACTCCCGAAGTGAAATTTGAAGTCACCCGGCTGTGCCAACTGGCCATCGCTCACGCCAAGAGCCGCCAAAGCTGCCGCCGCCGAGGTCTGCCCGGTGCCGCCTTTGGAAATGGGCGTCACGTTTTCCGTGGCGACAGAACCCAGCCCCAACGTGCTGCGCGCTGCGGCCGCGTTGGCGTCGTCCAGCATCGTTTCCATGAAGGCCGACACGGGCACTCCCGTGTCCAAGGTGTTTGCCGCAATGGGGTGACCCGAACCATCGAACGCAAGGAACCGACTTGCGCGCGTGGTCACATCTGGAAGAATCACTGGTGCCGCCGTGTCACCCAGTGGGACCTGCACCGTCAGCCCGGCGTTGAATTCGGCATCCTGCTTGGCCTGCCAGAGGCGGTCAAAGTCCAGATCGATCTGGTCCGACGGCAGGTCGCCATTGAGCTGGTAGTCGGTGCTGCGCGCCAGAGGGATGCGGCGGCGAATGTCCACCACCACGCCACTGGCCGGAGCCACCGCAAAGGTGACCGAGCCGCCGGCCTGCACGCCCAAGCCGCTGATGGTGAACCCGGAAGGCTGCACCACGCCGTCCAGACTGACCTCCAGGTCACCGGCGGCGAGCAGCTGGAAGGTGAACCCGAACAGCGTGGTGACGCCGTTCCCGGTGTGCTGGTTGAATGGGGTCTGGACGACGACTGTCATGTGCGGGGCCTCTTTGGAGTGACGCCCGCACGAGGCGCGTTATGGGTCTAGCGCGTAGGTGTGCTCTCGGGCTGCTGGGCGCCAATCGTCCGCCGGAGCGTCGTTCGGATTCCCGACGAACTGACCGATGCGGGCGGGCTGGTCGGTCACGGCCCCGGCGCCCGCGTCCATCAGGTCGTCGGGCTGGTCGGTCACTGCCGGGTTCCAGTCCTTCATCTGGTCCCACAGGTCGCCGTTGAGCACGTCCACGTGGGCCCACAGGTGGCCGGACTGGATCAGCGGCTCCAGGGCGTCGAGAATCCGCTTGTTCTTGCTGGCCACCGCTGGCTCTTCCTTCACGGCGCATCGCAGGCCTCGGCGCTTCAATGCCGCTTTCAGGAAGGCCGGGGCAAACTGGCCGATGCCGTTGGTCTCCACCACCACGCGCGGCACTTTGAATTTCTCGATGATGTCGCACAGCTGCCAGACCTGCCCACCGCAAGGCACCCCGAGCGCGTCGGTCTCTGCGACGTCACCCGTGAGCGCGGCGGCGCGGTGCCAGTAGTGCCGGCCGGCGGCGTCCTGCAGGTCGAGCACGGCGGCCGACACATCGCTCTTGGCCTTGCCGCTCGATGGGTCCCAGCGCAGCGCCATGCCCACGATCTGCACGGCACCGAGCCAGCAGGTCTGAACCTTGTTCGCCACCACAAAGCGGGGCTCGGCGTCGTAGGCAATGATGCGCGCCGGGTCCAGGCGGATCTCGTGCACCGGCTTGCTATGCAGCTGGTACTGGCTGTCCCATTCGTTGATGGTGCGGGTCTTCTTGCGGCGCTTGGCCAGCTCTTTGCCGTCGAAGCGGTCGGGCCAAGCCCTGTCCGCGTAACAGTCGATCAGCCCGCCGGGCGCTGCGGCGAACACCAGGCGCGTGCCCTGCAGCCGGTAGTCGCGGCCCTCGACCATCAGGCGCGAGAACTTGCCCACGCCGGAAAACACGAACTCGGGAACGAACGGCAGATCGTAGGCCGCGCGCTTGGCGTCGTCGATCCGGTGTTCCAGGTTGAACATGCGGATGGTCAGGCAGTCCGCGCCCAGGGCTTCCTGCTCGTCGTAGAGGCTGTCGTGGGTGTGGGGCGTGCCCACGTACAGCGTGCGGCCACCGGGCACCAGGATGTGCACCTGCTCGCCCAGCCGATACCGCAGTTTCTCCCGGGCCTCTGGGGTTTGGATGTTGCGCGGCACTTCCACGTCGTCGTTCTGGCACTCGTCGGCGCGCGCGCTGGTGACGTTGGACAGGATGCCCCGGGCGTACATGCTGGCGTTGCGCGGGTCGTTCGCGCCTTCCACCCACCATTCCTGCACCCCGCCGTCGCGGAACATGCCACGGGTGAGCGGGTGATTGCGCAGCACGTTCTGGGTGTCGCGGCTGGTCTTGTAGGCGGTGGGGTCAGACTCCGACTGGTGCAGGATGCGGTACTGCGGGTCGCGGTAGTAGCGCCATGCGTTGTAGACCGCCAGCAGGGTCGACTTGCTGAATCCTCGATGAGCCCGGAACACGGCGTTTTCGCCTCGGTGCTCCAGCCAGTGGCAGGCCACCATGTGAATGGGTGGCACCTTCCAGCGCTGTCGCTTCGCCCACAGCAGGTAGAAGGCGGCGAAGGAAATCTCACGGCTTGGCATGAGGCTTGGCCGTCTTCTTCATGTTCCTGATGATGCGGTCGGCCTCTTTCTCGGCGGCCTGCACGTCGGCGTCCAGTTCTTCCTCGTCCTCGGTCACCGCCCCGGGGTTCGCCTCACCGCCGGCCGTCTTGACGCGCACCGTCTCCACCAGCGTGATGATGCGCTGAGCGCACGCAAGGGTGGCCACCGCGTCCTTCTTGCACCAGTAGCGGTCGCCCCGGGTGCCCTTCTCCATGTTGGCAGGCTCGATGCCAGCGCCGGGCCACTTCGCCGGGTCGCTCTCGGTGAGGAACAGGTCCACCAGCTGCTCGGCGCGCTGCTGCAGGCTCTCGAATTGGTCTTGTCGCATGGTCAGTTCCCCACCGCTGCGCCCAGGTCCGGCGCGCGCATTTGATCGAAATCGGCGCCCGGCTCCCACCAGTACGTCCCGCCCCAGTCCTTCTGATGGCGCGCGCGCTGGCGTGCGAGATACCCCGGGCTCATGTTCTCCTGCAGGCCGTGCAGCACCAAGTGGTCGAGCGCCGCCTTGCCGTACCAGAGATTGATGTAGGGCAGGTGCGAGCGGGAGAACCGCAGCGCCTCGGCACCCGCGTGCGTGTCCTTTCCGGCCCGGGCTTCGTCGATGTTGCCCTTCGTGAGTTCCCAGATCTCAGCCAGCGAGCCGAAGGTGGGGCCCAGCGCCATGCGGCCCAGCGAATCCATGGGGGTGCGGTCGTCGGTGGTGTCGCCCAGCACGATGTCGCCCACGAACCCAGCACCGCCACCCTGAGCAGCAGCACGCGCCCAGAACTTCGGATCGGTCATGTCGATCGGGTCTTTGCCCTGCACGATCTGCTTGGCCTGGAAGGCGATCGCCCCCAGCGCGGTGGTGGTGATGAACAGCGCGGCGGTGTAGGCGGCCTTGTTCGCCAGCATGGGAGCACCGTCCAGCCCCTTGTCGCCTTCGAGCAGGCGGCGCCAGTGGCGCGAGATCATGGCCAGGGGAAAGCTCTTGAACTGCATGGTGAGCCGCGCAAGCTCACCCACACCGGTGCCCGCCTGCTGCCCACCCCAAGTCTGAATCGCCCGGGTGGCCAGGTCTGGGTTCAGCACCGCATATTCGCTTTCGTCGGTGATGAAGCCCAGGATCTTGGCTGTCACCTCGCTTGCTCGAGCATCACCGCTGGCGGCGATGGCTTCCGGCGTCAGAAACTTGGCGCCCTGGAAATCAGTGAGCTGGGCAAGGGACACCACGTCCCAGTCGGCCTCGTCGATGCCCTTGCGCGCGAGGTGCGAGCGGTCCCACTCGGTGAGGTCGGACCACTTCTTATCGGCCAGCTTCGCCAAGCCCTGCATCATGGTCATGGAGAACCCACGGCGCAGGCTGTCCGTCCAGGTGTTCATCAGGGACAGCTTCATGGTCGAGTTCGCCAGCCGGCCCGACCAGTTGTTTTTGATGTTCTCGCCCTGCCAGCGGTTCAGGTCGTTGATCATGGAATCAGCGATCAACCCGTGCGAGGTGAGGAAGTCGCGCACCTCTGGGCTGGCCTGCTTGCCCACGTTCTTGAGGGTCTGCCAGTAGCCGAGCTTGTTGTAACCCGTGGTGACCATGAGCGTGCCCACGTCGGTGATGCTGGAGATCAGCGCGCCGGCCAGCTTGCCGAAGGTCTGGATGTTGCGGATGTCCTGCCCCACCTGAGCCAGCCGCGCGCTCTCAGGTGCGCCCGTGGTGCCGGTCAGCAGGTCCCAGTAGGCCTCGGGCTTGTTCCCAAAGCTGCGCTTGATGCCGTTGTCCGCGCGCTCGGCCAGGTCCTGCTGCAGGCGGAACTGGGTTTCGGGGTTCGGGCCGTACCGCTCCACCACGCCAATGTCGCGGGCCATGCCGCCCACGTGGCCCACCATGGCGTCGTACATGGAGCCGCGCCCGTACTCGGACAGGTAGGTGGTGTAGCTCTCGCCGTCCTTGAAGTGAATCTGGCGGCTTTCGCTGCCCCGGTTGGAGCGAGCACCGGAGCCGGTGATCTGCCCGGGCGTGCGCTTGTTCAGGCCGTCCGTGGAGATGGTTTCATAGGCCGAGCGCAGGAAGTTCAGCACGTCGGCGTCGGCCATCCGGGAGCCATCTTCCCGCACGTACCGCGAGCGGTCCAGGAGCGGCAGGGTCTTGGCTGCCCACGCATCGGCGCCGGCAGCGCGCACGCGGGCCTGATCGTGAGGCTGTGGCAGGTAGCCATAGTCCAGCCGGCCCACGTCACCACCGGCGGCATTGAAGCGCTGGCGCATGCCCTCGATGGTCTGCAGCCATGCCTTGGCGCCCTGCTGGGCCAGTTTGTTGCCGGTGCTGCCCTTGCCGTTGGCAAACACCTCATTGACCAGGTCGCGAGTCATCTGGGGGTTCTGGGCATCGAACAGGAACATGAGAGCGCGCCGCCCTGCCCCAGCGCCCTGCCCGCTTCCCGCCGCTTCGATCAGGTCCACCAGACCGCGCAGGCTGTCGCGCTTGACCCCCTCAATGTAGTACTGGGTTCGGTTGATGTCCTCGACCAGCGCCCGGCTCTGCCCTGATCCCAGGCTTTCCTTGAGCTGGGCGATGCGGTCGGTCGTGGCCACCGTCGCCAGCACCTGGCGCTGGGCGTTCTCCACCTTGCGCGCGGCGGTCGCTTTCATGTCCTGCATGGCGGCCATGGCGGCCTCGGTGACGCGCTCGGCCATGGGCTTTGCCACCCACGCCTGCGGGTCGGCTTGGGCCAGCCGGCGCATGGTGCCGCTGATCTGGTCCTCGATGCCCTGAATCTCAGCGGGCCGCAGGGTCCGGCCGGCTGCCTGGTTGACAGCCTGCACGCATTCGGGTTTCATCGCCATGTGCTCACCTTCCTGAAAACCGCCGCGATCATTGCGGCCATGGTTGCCCTCATCCCCCTCGCCGTCTGGGCCGGTTCCGGCAGCTGGCGGCATGGGGCGCACGCGCTCAAGCAGTACCTGATAGCCATGGGCGTGATCGTCGTCCCCGTGGTGGCGGTCGCGCTCATCACATCCCTGCCCTGGTAAGCGGCACCGAGCGCACCAGCTGCGCGCGCGGCCAGCGCACCGTCGCCATGCACATCAGCGTGTCGTCCTCGTCCACGATCTCGACCTGAACCGAGCGCCCGCGCGGCGCCAGCTGCTTGGCTTGCTGGGCCATGAGCTTGCGCACCTTGGAAGCGGGCCACTGCACCGTAGCCGTGGCCTGCAGCGTGTCGTCCTCGTCGGTGACGCTCAGCGCCACTTCGCGGCGGTCCACCGGAATGTCGATCAGCCAGTTGCGCCCACCGCTTCCGCTGCGCTGGGGGACCGGTCCGAGCACGGCGGTCGCGCTCAGGGTGTCCGACGTGTCCACCACGTTCAGGTCGACATAAATCTGGCCTTCCTGCTGCACCGTGGCCGTGGCTTCCAAGGTGTCCGCCTCATCCGTCACCGCCAGGGAAACCCCCACCACGACAGCCGCCGTCGCGGCCAGCGCGTCGTTGGCGTCCGTGGTGCTGGTGTTCACCGTCACCGGCATGGTGCTGGTGGCTGCCAGGGTGTCCGAGGCATCCGTGACCGACAGGGCCACGCTCACGGGCAGGGTGGCCGATGCGCTCAGCGTGTCGGCGGCATCCGTCACGGCCAGGTTCACCGTGACCGGCGCATCACCCACCACGGCGGTGGCTTCGAGCGTGTCTGCGGTGTCAGTCACCGAGAGGTTCACGCCCACCTGCACAGCAGCCGCAGCCGCCAAGGTGTCGCTGGCGTCGGTCACGGAGAGGTTCGCGACGATGGGCAGCGTGGCTGTGGCCGCAAGCGTATCGGCCGCATCGGTGCGCGACAGGTTGACCGAGATCGGCAGTGTCGCGGTGGCGCTCAGGGTGTCTGATGCGTCGGTCCGGGCCAGGTTGACGCCGACCGCCACAGCCGCCGTGCTCGACAGGGTGTCGGCTGCATCGGTGACGCTCAGGTCAACGGTGACACCGGAGCCGCCACCGCTTGGAATCCAGCGGATGATGACCACGCCGTCGCCACCGTCTCCACCAGTGCCAGCGCGTGACCCGCCACCTCCACCGCCCAAGCCGTCCGTGCCCGGCAAGCCGTCCCCCGATGATCCGCCGGTGGCATTGCCGCCACCGCCCAAGCCTCCAACCCCGGGGATGAACGATGCGCCACCCCCGCCCCCGCCGTAGTAGGTTGATGTGCCGGTGATGCTCGACGTGATGCCGTCGCCGCCGTTGAGGCCGCTGCCTGCTGCGCCTGCACCACCACCACCACCGCCCTGCCCAGACGACGGGCTGTCGGCGCCTGCGTTGCCTTGCCCCGAAGTTCCAGCGCCCGGACCAGAACCAACCTCGCCACCCTCGCCGCCGCCGGAACCACCAGGGCGCCCCGTGGAAGATGTGAAGCACGCGCCGCCGCCACCCCCGCCGACTGCAGCAGATGGTGCGCCCGTGCCCGTGATTGAAGAGTTTCCGCCATCGTTGCCCGGCAGACTGTTGCCGGCCCCGACGCCAGCGCCGCCAGCGCCGACTGCTACGGAGTACGTTTCGACGGAGAAAGTCGCGGTGCCTGAAAGCACACCGCCAGCGCCACCGCCTGCGCCGGAGAACCCAAAGTCACCGCCTGCAGCGCCACCGCCGCCTGCAACGATCAGGTATTCAAAATCCCCGCCGGTCGTGACGACAAGCGACCCAGCGCCCGAGAAGGTGGCAACCCGGTAAGAGCCAACCGTCGAGAATGACGCGCCGGTCGACGCGCCTTCATTGACGTTTGGCATGGCGCTTCCTTTTGGCCCTCAGGCCGTGATCAGCCGTTGCCGCGCGTGACGCTGAACGTGGCGACGGTGACCGTCTGGCCGTTGGCAATGTTGTTATTGTCGGGCACGGCTTCCTGACCCACACCGAACGTGCCTTGAATCTTGGCCGTGGTGCCGTCCGAGGCGAAGATCCGGAAGAAGGTGCCGGCGGTGCCGGAGCCTGCGCCGGATTGCCCGGTCAGGGTCCAGGTGCCGGCCTTGGCCTTCACACCGCCGCTGGATGCGGCCATCCAGTCGCTGGGCAGCGTGCCCTGTGCCAGCAGCGTGTTGCCCGACAGCGCCGCAGCCACGTTGGCCGGTGGCGTGCCGCTGTAAACGCGCATGATGGGCGCGCTGCCCACATCGGTTTCCATGGCTTCGTTTTGTGCGTCACGGATGGAAGTGGCGTATTGCATCAGAGTGCCCCAAGAAAACAGTTCGCCGCGACCTGGATCAACTCAGCTTCGGCGGCATCCTGCTGAGACTCACGAGATACGGTGTCGAGGTATTCGCGCATGGACACGGTTTGCGTGGCGCGCCCCTGATCGTCGAAAGCGATGGGCATCTTCTCTTCCAATGCGTTCGGTTTCCCGACGATCAGCGCATCGATGCGGGCCGCCAGCGGGCTGGGCTGGGCCTTTGCTTCGCCCCCTTGGCGCATGTTCTCCACCGCGTCGGCGATCAGGTCCTGCACCGGCGCCCCGGGCTTTCGGACCTCGGCGGCCCGGAACTGGTCCAGCAGCTCAGGTGCCCGGGCGTTGAACTCGGACAGGCCAATCAGCATGTTCTGCATCTCGGGCGACACCTCCATGCCGGAAGCCTTGAGGCGCCCGATCACCTCACCGACCGGGCGGCCTTCGTCGATCAGCCCCCGGGCCTGATCTGCCAGCCGGGCGATGTCGTACCGGTTGGGCTCCACGCGCGCGGCCATCTCGGGCACCTCGCCCCGGGCCTGCATGGTTTCGAACTCCTGGCGCACGTCGGCCAGCCGCGTGTCCATCTCGTCCATGATCCGGGCCGCTGCCGTGGGCGGGATCGCTTCGGCCACTTCCACCCGGGCGCCGTCTGCCATCTGGTCAATGGCTCGGGCCATGGCGGTCTCGTGCGCTGCGCTGGCGGCCAGGTCATCGGCTGGCGTGGCCCGGGTCACCTCCACATGCTCGCGCAGCAGTTCCACGCGCGCGGCGTCCACCGTCGCCTCATCCACAACACGGGGCGGCTCAGGTGTCGCACCACGAGCACCGGCGCGCGCGGCATTGCGCATGGCCAGCGCACCGAAGCCGAACGGCACCAGCGTGGAAAGGGTCAGGCCCACCGGGTCGAATGGGTCGTACTGGTCGGCCAGCTTGTCGTAACCGGCGTTCTCCAGAATCGCGCGCGTCGAGGACTGCTGGGCAATGAACGAGGCAGGACCACCGGCCACGGCCAGGCCAGCGGTGCCAGCCCACGTCTTCCCGGCCACCGGCAGGGCGAACCCCAGCGCCGTGAGCGCACCCGTCACCGCGCCGGCCTTGGTGCGGGTCTCGGCGTCCACCCCTTGGCGGGCCAGCTTCTCGGCCTCGGTGAAACCCTCTTCCGCACCAGCCACCAGCGCACCACCCACCGGGCCCAGCGTCAGGCCAGCGGCCAGCGCCTTGCCACCCAGCCGCCCGAACTCAGCCACCGCCAGCTCGGCGCCGTTGGCGGTCACCGGGTCGGGCATGACGTCGCGCGCCACATCGCGCAGCAGTGCGCCAGCGCCCGACCGGTAGTCGACGCCCTGCTCCTGAATGGCTCGCGCCTGTTTCTCGCTCTCGGCTTTCTCGGCCTCGGTCTGCATGGAGAACATGCCACCGGAGCGCGCGCCACTGGCTGCACTGATCTGCCCGAAGGCGCCCAGCAGTTCGGCCGAGGATGCAGTGGCCTCCACCGCGCCGGCTGCGATGCCCTTGGGTGCTGCGGTGGTCAGGCCCCAGATGCTCATGCTCGGGGCCTGCGGCTTGGGCGCGCGCGGGCGCTGGGCCATGTCGTTTACCGCTGACTCCATCGCGGCGTCGAAGGTGTCGAGCAACATCAGCGCACCTCCACGATCAGGGGCTTGCCGTCAGGGCGCATCACCAGCCCGCTGCCCGCCTGCACCGCGTACCGGCCATTGCCCCGGATGATCAGCGGCGCGTTGGGGATCTGCTGCAGGAAGTCCTTGGCCGGGATGGTCTGGCCGCCGATCACCACCGTGTCGCTGCGCAGGTCCTTTGGGGTGAGCGTGCGCAGGCGCTGTTCGAACACCTCGGGCGCCATGCCCTGCGGCAGCGGGACCTTTCGGCCACCGCGCTCCACGATCCCGCCACCAGTGACCAGGCGCACCGCCCGGGACAGATCGCCAGAGCCTTCGGCCTGCAGCCCGTACTCGGCAAACACCGCCGCGTCGATCATGGTCTGGCGCACTTCCTCGGACGGGTAGGCGTTGCCAATCTCTTCGGCCACCCGCGCGCGGATGCCGGTCACCGCCGAGTTGTCGGTCTTCACCGATTTGTCCTTCATGGCCTGGGAGCCGCGCAGCACGATCTCGGACGTGTAGCGGCCCATGGTGGTCTTGGACCCGGACATGCCCAGGGCGATGCTCAGGGCCTTGTCTTTGGGGGCGATCTGCTTGGCCAGGGCGCTGGCTTGCTCAGGCCCCACGGTGGTGGCGAGCTGGGCCACTGCGGTGGCGCGCTGCTCCACAGGCAGGTTGTTGATCAGCTGCCCCAGCTTCTCCGCTTCCTGGTTCAGCAGCGGGGACACCGGGGCGCCAGTCTGCTCGCGCACGATGGACGCCTGGTCCACGCGGCGGGTGAGCGACTGGACAATGCCCTGGATGCTGCTGGTGTCGACCGGCTCAATCTGCTGGATGACACCGCGCTCCAGGCCAGCGCGCAGCGGCTCGTCGGCATACTCGCGCACCGCAGCGTCGTGCACCTTCTGCAGGGCGTTGAATCGCTCTTCCGCCTTGGGGTTGGTGCCGTCCCTGGTCAGTTGAGCTCGCGCGGCGTCCAAGGTGGCGCGCTGCACTGCCAGCGGCTGCACACCGAATGCGGTGTTCTCAGGGCCCTGCCGCATGGATTCCTTGAGCGCAGCCGCAAAGGGCGTGCCCTGCACTGCCTGGGTCACGCGGTCCACGTACTCGGGGGACAGCACCTTGCCCTGGGTGACCAGCGTCTGCGCGGCGTTGAACTCGGCTTCGGCCTTGCGCAGGTAGCGCTCCTGCTCGGCCTGGCGGCGGCGGGCTTCGGCTTCGGCCCGCTGGATGTTTGCCACCTGGAAGCCTTCGATCTGGCCGAGCAGCGTGGTCTTGCGCTGCGGGTCGATGTCGGCGAACTCGTCACCGTTCAGCGCGGCGGCCACTTTGTCCAGCGCTTTGTTGTCGCGCTTGGCTTCGTTGACCAGCGTCTGGGCCTTGTTCAGGCGGGTGCCTTCGCGCCATCCCTGATGTGCCTTTTGCAGCTCGGCAGGGTTCAGGCCACTGAATGGGCCGAGCGCTTCGAGGGTCTGCGTCACCATCTGGTCGGCCCCGGCCGGGTCTTTCAGGTACAGGCGCTGGGCGTACTCAAGCTGGGACTGCAGGCCCGCGCGCACGTCCTGCTGATCGCGCTGCAGCACCGCCTTGGTGATGCTGCGGTTCAGGCGTGATGCGCGGTTGTTGACGCTGGACTGGGCCAGCGCGACGTGCTCGGGCGGGATGTTGGGCAGGCCGGCGGTGATCCTCTCCTGCGTGCGGCGCTTGAATTCCTCATTGCCTGCCGTCTTGTCGATGGTGCCATCCTGGATGCCGGTGGCCACCTCGTCGCCGATCACGTCCAGGTCGGCTTCCATGTTCTGCAGCTCGACCGCCGCCTTCGTGCGGTTGGCAGCATCGCGCGCGGCCTTGGCCTCTCGCGCCAGCTGGTCGGCCTGCCGGCGTTCCATCTCAGCCTGCCGGCGTTCCTGGTCGACCATCTGCGCGCCGATGTTGGCAGCAGCGTTCGCGGTCGCCCCGCCGAATGCAGCTTCTGACCCCACCGCCCCGCTGAAATTGCCCCCGCGCGCGGTGACTTCGCCAAACCCTTCGCCCCGTGGAATGCGTGCCATATCAGTCCCCCATCCCTTGCATGCCGGTGAAATATTGGCCGGCCAGCGGGTCGGTCGACTTCTTCGCCCCCTTCCAGTTGCTGTACCCCTGAGAACCGGCGCTGAACAGCGAGGCGGTCATCTTGTTCGTGCCGGCCTTCTGGGCATTGCGCCCGGCCATCTGGATGCTGTCAGAGCGGTTTCGACCGGTGAGGATCGTCATGGCCGCGTCCTTGTTCGCCAGGGTGTCGATCTCCTGCTCCACGCCCAGCGAGAACTCATCGAGGCGCGCGCCGCTGGCGGCCGTGGCCGCACGTGCTGTGCCTTTCTGCGTTCGGGCAGCGCGCAGGATGCGGTCCGCCTGCTGCGTGGCCGCGTCTCGCTCGTAGGCCGCATCCACCTGAGCGAGCGCGTTCTGGGTCTTGCCCTGCTCAGCACTCGCCAGCCCACCGGCTGCGGTGCCGGTCATCATCAACATTTCAGCGCCAGTGCACATTCAAGCCTCCAGGATCAGCCCACAGCGGGCAAAGCCCAAGCGCTCATAGAGCCGGGCGGTTTGTTCGGTCTGCACGCCGGTGGTGATGCCCACCTGCACGATGTGTGCGCCATGCTTCCAGGCCCAGCGCTTGTATTCGTTCACCAGCCGGGCGGTGGACATCCCCCCGCGCATGCGCTCGTCGATGAACAGCGCGAGATCGGTGGCCACCTTGTCCTCGCTGGCCCAGTGCTGGGCGATGAACCCGGCCATGCCGCCGATCACCTGCCCCTCGGACTCAGCCACCCAGAGGAACCCGGCGGGGTTGGACAGCAGGCCGCTGAGCGTTTGATGCAGCCGATCGCGCGAGAACGCGAGGCGGGAGAATCGCGGACTCTCGGCGTGCATGCGCTCGCCCAGCTCCAGCAGGGCCGGGAGATCGTGGGGCGTGGCCGGGCGGATCATCCTGCGTTCACCGTGACGTCTCGGATCACCGCCAGCACGGTCCACGGGTAGGGCTGGGTTTGCTCCAGCACCATCTCGGCCTCGCCCTGCTGCCATCCCAGATCGGACATGTCTTTCAGCCCGGTGAAAGGCTCCAGCGGCTGGTCCAACGTCATGTCCGTGTCGAACTGGCGAAACTGGAAGTCGGTGCCATTGAGCCGCGCCCCGATGGTTTTATAGAACCGCACCTTGGTGTTGTGCACCGAGATCGCCTGACCCTGCGACGTCCCGGTGCCGGTGCCGATCTCGGGCGACTCCTGACGGATGCGGGCCACGTAGGGCAGGCCCACCGAGACCTTCGTGGCGGTGCGCGGCAGGGTGATCTCGCCCCCGGTCACCACCTGCTCGCCCATGTAGATGTCGTCGGCCAGGACGCTGACGGTCTCGCCTTCCAGGTGATCGAAGCCCGACCAGGTGTCGGAAGCCGCGCCGGTGCGCTGCAGGCTGCAGTCGTGGGCGTTGCGCATCTCCTGCGTGGTGCGCCAGTCGCCCCATTCCAGAAACTCGATGTAGCGCTTCACCGCGCCGTCGATCGTGCGCTTGACCAGCAGATAGGTGCCTTCTGGCAGGTTCGCCACCCACTCGACCTCGCCACCCACGTCACCGGAGCATGGGGACACCTGGCTCTGTTCCGCGTTGTAGGTCATGGCGATGAGCTTGCCGTCGGTGGTGGCGATCCACAGCACCGACTCGGGGGCCTGCTCGAAGGCCATGGACTTCACCCCCTGGCGAAACAGGTGCTCGGCAAACACGGACACGTCGCGGGAGCTGAACCCGTCCACCTCGCTCGGGGAGATCGCCCGCAGCACGTTGCCGCCGGACTCCATGAACATGAGTTCAGAGCCGATCTTCTCGGGCCGCACGCGGTCGCAGCCCCAGCCGGTGCGCTCTTTCAGGTTGGCGTTGGTCTGGGTCACCGGCTTTTCGATACCGCCCCGGGTCTCCCACTCGCCCCCCAGCGTGAGCGAAATCAGGTTGTTGCCGCTGCTCATGTACTCGATGGGGTTGATCTCGTCCGAGTCCAGCGTTTTGTAAACCGCTGAATCGTCCTCCACGCCCGGCGTGAAGTCGAAGAACAGGCCCGACATCGAGCCCCATTGCGTTTGGGGGAAGCGCCGCGTGTTCGCCAGCCAGGTGCGCTGCTGGTAGAAGGTGACGGCCTTGGGGTAGCCGTCCTGCGCGTTCCATGCTGGTTTGCGGTAGGTCCAGGCGTCTGCCGGCGCAGCGGTGGTGCCGTCCAGCACCTTCACGATCACGCCGCTGACGACGGTTGCGCTCGAGTACGAGGTGATGCGCACCAGCCCGTTGTTCACCTCGACGATGGAGCCCACCGCGTCGGTGCGCCATCCGTTGGCACTGAGCGAGAGTGTGCAGGACGCGCCCAGCGGCGAGGCAGCGGTGGGCGTGCAAGTGGCTTGTGGTGAGCCTTCCAGTAGCCACCGAGGCTCGGCAGCCAGCGGGATGGTCGCGCCGTTGGCGGTGAGCGAACCGAAGGCCACATCGACCGTGGCCGTCGCACTGGTGGCAGTGCCCACTGCGGTGATGACAGCAGACCCGCCACCCCATGAGATACGCCGGCCCACGTCCGAGGCGAGGAAGAACGAGGCCGACGCGGTGATGGTGCGCCCGCTTCCCACAGTCAGCGCACTGATGGTCATGGTCGCGGCGTTGCGCTCGCCCACCTCGGCCACGGCACCCGGCAGGAATGCGGCATTGGCCACCACCCAGCGGTCATCCCCGAACCGCTTGATGGACTGCACCGGGTTCTCACCGTGCGCGGCCAGCATGGTGTCGGCGCCCTGGCTGTAGTCGATGTCGGCCAGCTGGTCGTCGGTGTAGGGGGTGGCCACCTCGTAGGGTGTGCCGGGCGAGACCTCCACCGCCTCGCCGTTCTTCCATACCCGCATGTACTGGTTGCCCAGCTCCAGCAGGTACGCCTGCGTGCGCGAGAACACGAACGGCACGATGCGCACGGTCTGGCTGGAACTCTTCACCTCACCAATGAACCGAGTCGGCGGGCGAATGGTCACGCCGCCCTGCTTGAACACCACGCAGTTCAGCAGCTCCTTGGCGCTGGCGTTGTATTTCTCCAGATCCACGCGGCCGCGCAGCCGGGGGGATTGTTCACCGGCGGTGAAGTTCGTGGTGATCGGCTGGACCTTCGGCATGTCAGCCTCGCACGCTCAGGAAGGGGGAGTCGGTCCAGTCCTCGGGCGGGTTCTCCTGCCCGTCGATGGTCTTGGCCTGAGCCAGCACGCCCACGCCCTTGGCATAGAACTCCTGTTTCAGCGAGTCGCGCAGGCTGGTGCTTTTGGTGATGGGATAGGCCAGGTCCATCTCCATGCGCTTGACCATCACCATCGTGAGCAGGCTGTCCCACTCTCCCTCGGTCACATTGGCCACGTACACCAGCGGCAGCACGTTCACATTGGCCAGGATGCGCACGCCCTCCATGGCGTAGTCCAGCATGTGGTTGCGGTAGCCCACCTGGATGGTGCGCAGCCAGTCGGATGGCCGGGCGAATTGGTACTTCCAATCGAAGGCCGGCGTGGTGGTCTCTGGAGCCAGCACCACCCGACGCATGGCGCAGTTCCAGTTGTGCCGGCGCAGGATGTCGGCCTTGGCCAGGTTGTAGGAGTTCGCGCAGATGCTCGCGCGCGGCGTGCCATCGGTCAGAGAGGCGATGGGCTTATCCCCCAGCAGGAGCAGCGCGTTGCTGCAGATCTCGACATCGGTTGCCATGCGTTCCTCTCAAGAAAAACGGGGGGCACGATGGCCCCCCGGTTCGGTTTCACCCAGGGATGACCTGGATCAGCCCGGCGGCAGATACCAGATTTCGAAGCGCATCTGGATGTCGTCCGTGGGGTTCGCGCCTTCGATGGTCACGTACACCTCGGCGTCTTCGGTGGTCACGGAGTCGACGCCAGCGGCCACCAGCGCGCCGTTGTTCAGCGCCGTGCGGCCAGCTGCAGCCACGGACACGTCGGCGGCGATACCGTCCGCGTCAATGGCCACACCGGTCACGAAGTTGCGCAGGCCCACATCCACGGTCACCGAGGCAGCCATGGCGCCGTGGCTCACGATGGAGTTCGCCAGCAGACGCGAGCCAGCCGGGATGCGCTGGCCGGACGCGAACGTGTCGTTCTGAGCCCAGGCGGCAGCAGCGGGGGACGTGAACACGAGGCACTTGGGAGTGCCGTGCACGCTGTGGAGGACCTTCTGACCGGCCGCGATGGCCGTTTTCTGGCGGGAGTTGATTTCAGGCATGTTCGTGCTCCTGGTGGATTACTGGAAGGCGATCTCGACGACCTTCTTGGCGTCCTGCCGACCGGCGCCGTAGCTGGCACCCATCGACACCTGCCAGGCGTCCTTCTTGTCGGGGCGCTTGGAGACGTTGCCCTCTTCGTAGCCCTTGCCGAAGTGGATGCCCGACTTCGCCCACGCAATGGCGTAGTAGGTGGAGGCCGACAGGGTGATGCCGTTGTAGGGCAGCCACTTGAAGCCCATCCACTTGCCGCTGATGTCGCCGTTCTGCAGCATCTTCACGGCCATGTAGTCCGCGCTGGTCAGCGTGGTGTCCGTCAGGATGTCTTCCAGCATCACGTCGTTGTAGGTGATGTAGAGCTCTTCGCCGTTGAACTCGTCGGCCTCGTTCGCGCGGAAGATCTTCTTCGCCTGGATCAGCTTGGCCTTGGTGAAGGCGGTGCCGCCGTGGGCGATCAGTTGGCTGGCGGGCAGCGCTTCGGTCGAGCCGTCCTTCTTGAGCTGCGAGGCGCGCGCGGCGCGGTAGATGATGTCGTCGATGCGCCGGTTCTTGGCGTTCATCAGCAGCTGCATGTAGTCGCCGCCGGTGACCGGGTTCACGAGCATCTTGGGGATGTCGTTGCGGTCCAGCGGGTAGGCCTTGTAGAAGTCGGCCATGTTGACGATGGGCGTCGCGTGCTCGGCGAGCGACCATTCGGTGTCGCCGTGGCGCACGCTGTTGGCGTCGAGCAGGCCGCCGTCGTCGCCGAGGAAGTTGATCGTGAAGGACTCGCCGGTGATGCTTCCACGGTCATGGACCGCCGACATCAGACGGGAATCGCGCTGTGCAGCTTCCGCGCGAATGGCGGAATCCCACTGGGTGACAAATGCTTGGGTGATCGTTGGCATGATCTTGAACTCCGAGGATTGAGGGGTGTTTCCAGCCTTCGGCCCAGGGTGTCCGGTTGCCCGGGCCTGATCACTACGTCAGCATCGACCGGCTTGCGTGTGCTGTGCGGGCAATTGAGGGGTGTCTGCTTGCCACTGCAGGCCCTTGTGAATGGGCCGCAGTGTCGAACGCGGGCGCGTTCGGATTCCCGATGAAGTGATCAGGACATCGCAGGCGCGGTGCCGAAGCGCTTCTCGAAGGCCAGGCGCACCTGCTCGCTGACCTTGGCGTGGTCGGGGTGCTTGGCATTGCGGTACGCCTCGGTGCGCATGAGCGCGTCGGTGTCGGTCGCAGGCTGCGCACCGCCGCCGCTGGTGATGGGCTTGTCCTCGCCCACTTCCTTGCCGAACTGCGCGGCGAACTGCCAGAACAGGGGATTGGTGCCGAACTCGGTGCGGATCTGCTCCTGCAGCTCAGCGGGCACAGCGGCCACCGCGCGCTCGGCGGCGGTCATGTTGATTTGCAGCTCGGCCGGGGTGCTCCACACTTGGGACAGTTGGGCTCGTGCCTCGTCAGCGCTGAGAGCGGCCGAAGCGTTGAGCATCGAGGGCACCAGCTTGAAGTATTCGCCCATGACGAAATCGAGCTGGGGCTGGGTGAGGCCGGCCTTGTGCGCGCCTTCACGAAAAGAGCGCGTGAGTTCAGGGTCCAGCGGCACGTCCTTGAACTGCTCCGGCACCGGGCTGTCCACGTAGGCGTCGGGGGTTTCGGGTGGCAGATCGCCAGAGCCGATGCGCTTCACCGCTGCGGCCAGGCCGTCGCTCATCTTCTTGCCGGACGCTTCGAGGTCCAGCTTACCGTCGGTGAGCACGCGGTATTTCTCAGGCAGCCAGCCGGGGGCCTCGACCTCGGCGCCTTCGGCCTTGTCCGCAGCTGGGGCAGGTGCTGCAGGCGGCTTGGTGAACAGGGATTCCTTGGCAGCTGCGGGAGCCGGCGCGGCGGGCGCTTCTGCTGGTGCTGGAGCAGGTGCGGGGGCCTCGGCGGGTGCAGGTGCTGGGGCTGCTGGTGCGGTTGCGGTTTCAGTCGTCATCGTTCTCTCCTTCGGTGGTGGGGGAATCGTTGACGCCGCGAGCGCGGTTCACGCGGGTGACGATGTACTCGATCACCTCGCGGTGCGCGGCGTCCTGGTAGGTCTTGAGCACCGCGTCGATGCCGCCATTGGTGTGCACCTTGGCCTTGCTGGCGAATCGGCGGTACAGGTCTTCGAAGATGACCACGCCGCGCTTGTCGGTCTCGAAGATGTCGCGGTACAGCGCGTCGATGCGCTGGTTCTCGTCCGGCTCGCTCACGCTGCTTTCGCCATGCGCTGAGCCATGGCACCCTGCATCTCGGCTTGGCCTTCAACCGCCAGCGCCTGCTGCTGCGCGGCCTGCTGCTTCTTGGCGTTCTGCTCGCGGATGGCGTCCAGCTGCTTGCCGTCCCGGATCAGCTTCTGCGGCACGCCCAGCATGCGCGACTTCATGCGCTTGCCCTCTTCCCAGTCGTACAGGTCGAGCAGGTCGGTCCGGCCCGTGTTCGCCACGGTGGTGCCCAGGTCGATCTCGAAGCGGTCCATGCTGGCGACCTCTTCCTCACGCTGTGCGCGGGCCAAGGGCGAGAGGTAACGCACGGTGAAGTTGCGGTCCAGCAGGGACTCGGGCGGCTCGCCCATGAGCTGGAAGCCGCTCTTGATGTTGGCGCGCCATGCGATCCCGAAGGTGCGCTCGACCAGCGGCTGCAGGAACTCGGCCTGGAAGCGCCCGAACATGGGGCCGAGCATCTGGCGCAGCATGGCGACACGCACGCTCCACTCGTAGGCTGTCTTGGCCTGGCCCTCGACTGGGGGCAGCTGGTCGGCCATCAGAATCTTGCGGATGCCGCCCTGCAGGTTCTCGCGGGTCATCATCCCGAACTCGACCTTGGCCCCGGTGATCAGCGGCTTCATGCTGTCCACGCTGTTGGCGATGATGATCTTTCGCGGGCCCATGCGGATGTTGCGCGGGTTGAGCACGCCGTCGTCCTCGGCGATCATGGGCGGCGCCAGCGCGGTCTCGGCACCCATCAGGGTCCACTTCGTGACCTCGTTCAAGGTGCGCACATCGGGCAGCGCATCGGACATCGGGCCCAGCGCATAGGCCGAATTCGGCAGGCGAGACCAGCGTGGGCAGGTGCACGGGAACTCGTGATATCCGCCTTCACGCAGCACGTGGTCGCTGTCGCACTCCATGTGCACCGAGCCGAACCTCATGTTCTTGCCCAGCTTGGCATCGACGGCGAACACCTCGCGCGGCTCGATGGCGTGGCGAATCGAAACCTTCTCGTCGTATTTCTGCTCGTCCCAGGCCTTGCGGGTCTTCTCGGACACCTTGTCCAGGCCGAACTCGCTCACCACCTGGGAGACGGTCAGCGTGTACTTGCGGTACACGGTGTCGACCAACCCGCCGTTGCGGGTGGCGGCGATGGTGCACTCACCGATGGGCCAGGTCTCGAAGTAGTACCCGCCGCCCTCGGCCTCGTCGCAGTACAGGACATCCCAGCCGGCAATCCACACATCGAGCATGGCATCGAAGGCTTCGGCGTCGAAGTTGCTGGCGTGGATGTTCTCCCAGACGAACTTCGCGGCACCGTCCAGCCACACCTGCTCGGCGTCAGTCTCGCTGCCGATGTCCAGGTAGAACCACTGGGCATTGCTTGGCACCATGCCACCCATGACGGTGGCCACACCCACGCGCACCGAGTCCGAGGCGGTCGAGTCGTAGATGATGGCTTTGCGCTGCTGGGCGTCGGTGGCCGTGATGATCTCGGACATCAGGCCATTGGCGCGGGCCGGCAGGCTCATGTCGAAACAGTCTTTCCAGACCTGCTCGTGCAGCTGTTTGGCTGCCGTCATGTCGGCGTGGCGGCGCTTGAGCTTCTTGGGATCGGCGGGCATCAGACCCCCAGGGTTTGCTGTGTTGCGGGTTCAGATCCGCCGGCACCGCCGGTGAAGAGGGAATTCGAGCGCAGGGCCTGCTTGCGCATCTGGGCCGATGCATAGGCGTCCTGGGTGGCCTTGGACTCGGCGGCCTTGCGGTCCTTCTCCAGCCCCGTGGCCTTGAGCAGCGCTTCCTTGCGGTCCTTCTTGGCGTCTTGGGCCTGGTCGATGGACACGGCCGCCGTCGTGGCGGCTGCGCCTGCTGCCAGCAGTTCCAGGCCGGTGCACATGGTCAGGCCTTTGCGAAAGGTGCTTGGGTGGGCTCGCTGTACGTCACCCAGCCGTCCTTCGAGAGCACGGAGCGGTGCTTCGGGTCAGCTTTCACCGTGGCGAGCGCTTCTTCCTGCGTGGGCAGTTCCACGGGCTGGGCCTTGGCGACTGCTGCCGTGTTCTGGCGCAGGGCCTTGGCGACCTCGCGGGCCACCAGAGCCTCAAGATCAGGGGCAAGGGCCGGGCCTTCGGGCTCTGCGGTGCTCAGTTCAGCAGCGGCGCCACCGTCCAGCGATTCGTCCGTGTCTGCGGTGTCTGCAGCATCGGCTTGATCGACGCCGGGCGTCTGGATGTTCTGAACACGGGGGGCTTTGGCCACGGCAGGCTCCTTGGGTGGTCGATTGAGGACCGCCGCAGTGTCAGCTTGCGTGCCGTTCGGATTCCCGACGAAGTGGCAGCGCTTCCCCGCCCGTCTTCTCAGCCCACAACCCCAGCAGCAGCAGCGCATCGTGGAACTTCGGTTCGGTCCCGGGAATGTTCTTCAACGACCAGACCCAGTTCTCACCCCGCCCGCAGGCATGGGCAATGGCCCGGTGGGAATACCGGTCGCTGGCGCTGTCCAGCCAGGTCGAGCGCTGGATGTCCAGCACCACCTGTTCCCAGTCGATCCGGGCACCTTGGGCAATGTCGGGGGGAAGGTTCGGCAGCATCGTGGGACTCAAAACGTGCGCGCGCGCGAGGGCTGAGTGGGCTGGAACAGTCCCCCGAACGGATTTGCAAGTGGTCGGCGAGCGTCACCCCTGCGAATCGCTTTGACGTGGCTCAGGCTAACCTTGGTCTGTTCGGCGATTCGGGATGCTGGCCCTGGGGCTGCGCGGATGTGCTCCACCATGTCCTCGGTGATCCAGCTCTTTGCGCGCTTCGCGGCGGTTTGCTTGGCGGTCTTGGCGGCGTTGTTGTATGCCCCGCGCTTCGCGGCCATGGTTGCCCGGGTCTTGTGGGTGGCGCGGCAAGAGCACTCTGGAGACACGCAAAGCTTGTTCCCGCAGGAAGCCGGCACCACGAGGTGGGGCGGCACGGGTTCCCCGTCTGCCAGTTCGCGCACGACGCGGCGGACGTACACGGTTTTGCCTTTGTGGCGCTTTTGGGGTCGGCCGTGGCCGTCCAAGCCGCCATTCCACAGCCAGCAGTTTCCCTCTTCCGTGCAGTTGCTGCGGATCAAGGCGAGGTTTTCCTTGTCGGTCATGCCAGCAGCCTCTTGATGGTGATGTTCAGGGCCTGCAGCTCGTCCATCTTTCGCACGCGCCACGCGATCCGTCCGCCGTGCCAGCCCATGGATGGGCCTCGGTGGCATTCAGGGCATAGGGCCACGGCGGTGTATTGGTCGCCCTGGCGGATGTGGTGGGCTTCGCTGGGCCCGGGTGCATCGCACACGCTGCAGTCCAGGTCCTTGACCCGGGCGAGGTGGGCGCGCTCGGCTTTATTCAGGGTGTTGTTCATTCGAATTCCCGTAGAAAGTGCTCGACGCACCGGTAGCGGCCTTCCTCGTCGAGGTGGGGCCAGAGGGTTTCTTGGGCACGGGCCGACCAGAGGAAGGTGTCCACCTGCCGGTGCAGCTCGGAAAAATCGGCTTCGTCCATGCTCTCGAAGTCCAGCGAGCGCGGGATGGCGTTGGGCTTGCCGTCGAAGCCCGGCACCAGGTCGAAGTAACCGGCGCCCATCACGATCCAGTAGCGCAGCTTGTCCAGGTCGGTGAACGCTTCGGTGCGCGACAGCAGGCTGTTGAGCTTGGCGAAGAAAAGCCGGTGGTGGGCTGGGCTGCGCGGCATGCGGTAGCTGAAGCTGAGCGTCTGGCCCACGGGCAGGTCTGTCACCAGCCGGCGCCACTTCTGGTACGCGCGCTGGCCTTGCGGGTCGATGCCTTCCAGCCGGCCCTGGTCGTTTTTGATGATCACGACCTTGCTCATGCAGCCTCCGCGAACAGGTCCGCCGTGCTCTTGTCGCGCACCACTGGCAGGCGGTTGAACATCGGGGAGCCCTTGGGCCGTGGCGCTTCGATGAACCCGGCGCGCGCGGCACACTTCGGCCCCAAGTTCATGGCGCCCAGCGTCACCTTGGGATGCAGCAGCGGTCGATTGCAGATAGCGCACTTCATGCAACGCTCCGCTCTTTTCGGATGCGATCCATCGCCTCTCGGCACGTTTCCTCGCGAGGCTTGCCGACCTTGAGCACCACCTGGTCCACCGCGTCATCGCCGGGGTCGCGGATTGGGCGAAGCTGCGAGTCGGCAATGTAGTTGCTAAACGATCCATCGCAGCCACGCAAATGTATGTCAATGATCCAAATCGGCTCCGGTGGTGTGACGCCATCTGGACCCACGTTGTCAAAAAAAGATCGCTCCGTATCTAGCTTTATGCAGCGAACAATCTTTCCTTCATTACCGGCCCAGCTTTTCACCACAATCGCCAAATCACCCGGTTTGCAATTCATGCCGCGCACCTCATGTGCCAGTGCGCGATCAGAATCGCCTCGGCGCGGTTGTGATCCTTCGCCCGCTTCACCGGTGCGTCGGCGTAGAACTTCAAGGCCATGGCGCGCGAGGCGTCCTTGTCGGGACTCAGTCCAAAGAACCCCTTCCACTCCTTCGGCACCACGGCGTGCACCTCGCCCACCCGGATACCGAGCACCGCCCGGACAGCGCCGAAGGTGTCGAAGCTGCTGGCCGTGGTGGTGCTGGGCAGGCTTGGCATCGGGATGGGCCGCTCGACGGCCGCGCTCACGAAACCCCGGGCGAAGTCGTGGCGGGCGCTCCAGTCGCGCACCATGGCGTCCAGGGCCAGCACATCCACCCAGCGCGTGACCTTGCCGGTGGGCATGCCGTTGGCGGTCACCGGGATGTCCTCGCACTCGAGCAACTGGCCGGCCTGCAGCAGGCAGATGGCGCCGGTAACGCCGGGGTCGCAGCCGATCGCCATCATGAGAACACCTCTTCGCTCTCCAGCGCCAGCTCCATGCTGCGCGGCCTGCCCCACTGGTTTTCGATGAACTGCTGGGTGCCTCGGCTGAACCAGTACGCGACCGATCCCTCCCATGGGTGATGGCGCTGCTTGCCGATGCGCACGAAGGCGTCGGGCTGGTCCGGCTCCGGGTCGGTGCCATCGTCGTTCAATGGCGCCTTGCGCACGTTCTTCCACACGATCACGAGGTTGTCGACCAGATCGGTGATCTCGCTGGCCCCCTTCACGCCGAACTTGCCAGGGGCGGTCTTTTCGTCCTCGCCCTTGCGCATGTGCACCACCAGGTGAATGTGCAGGCCGGTGTCGCGCGCGATGGTGCACAGGCTGTCCACGAAGTCCTTCTGGCCGGCGTAGTCCTCGGGCCCAATGCCGCACTTCATCAGGCTGTCGATCACGAGGTGATCCATGCCCAGCTCTTTCCGAACGTAGGTGGCGACCGCCAGCACCCGCTTCGTGGCGATCTTGCCCACGTGGTCGTAGATCCACAGGCGGTCGTCGGTCCAGGCGTGGAAGGCCCGGATGTAAGGCTTGCTTGGGCGCGGCGTGCCGCAGGCCTGCAGGGTCATCTTCTGCATGCTCTCGGCCGGCTTCATCTCCAGCGAGGCGATGCACACCCGTTTGCCGGCGCCCATGACGTTGAGCATCACGTTCGACAGGAAGGTGGTTTTCCCATGGCCGTTGATGCCGGCCCACAGCGTCACCTCGCCCGTGCGCAGATCGAACTTGCCGTCCATCTTCTGGAACCCGGTCGAGGTCCAGTGCCTGGGCGAGTTCTCGCCATAGAAGCGGTCGATCACGGCATCGCACCACAGGGATGCGGGCTTGATCTTGGCGGTGTCGCTCCCCTGCTCGTCCAGGTACTGCTCGAAGTTGAAATCGTCGCTTATCAGGTTCACAGGTAGGTCTCCGGGTGAGCGGCCACGAGCGCGCGCTTGAGCTGCAGCGCAGGGCCTGGGGTTGTGGTGATGGGAAGCCAGTGGAAGTGCCGCGTAGCCGGGATGTGGGCCACGGCTGGCAGGTGCATGCCGGTGCCGATGTCGACCTCGTGCACGGCATCGCCAACAACGAACTGCAGCAGCAGCTCACGCGGGCGAACATGAGCGATGTCCCACAGCACCCGCTCGATGCGGTCGAATGGCACCGCAGGGCTGGCCAGGACGTGCACGTGCAGGTTCACCAGCATCTGCCAGTCCATGCGCTCCACCGGCATGTCGTCGCGAACGTAAAGCGCGGTGGTGTCGTACTGCCCGCCGATCAGCGAGACCACCACCGGATCGGCTGGGCTCATGCCCTGGCGGCGCGTGTCCAGCAGCGCGCGGGCATTGACGGCAAACCATGGGCGGGCGCTCATCGTGCGTCCCTCGTCCAGTCGTCGCCACCACCTGCAGCACCACGGCCGCCGCCTTGGGTCTTCTGACCTCGGCACCAGTTGCGCCATGTGGCTTGCCAGTCGAGCTTCACGCCATCCTTGCCAGCCTTCGCAACCCAGAAATCCCGGAACTGATCGGCCACCAACTTCGGGTTGAGGTCTGGCCGGTTGTCCACACACCATGTCTTCCAGTCATCAGGCAATGCCCAGTTTTTGGGCAACCGGGTGCCACGGTCGGCAGGCTGAGCCGCAGGCGAGGCAACAATATTCTTTGGTGTTGGTGTTGGTGTTGGTGTTGGTGTTGGTGGCATTGCATCGGCATCTGGATTTGATGCCGTGGCATCCGTCACTTGATGCTGTGGCAATGCCGATGCAATGCCGGGTTCTGTCACCGGCTTCTGCCACCGCTTGTTCGCTTTGTCCCTTTGCTTCTGCTGCCGGACCTGCATTTCTGCAATTTCGGCATCGGCGCGGCTGTTCTTCCAGCCCTCTTCGGTCAGTTCAAAGAACTCTTCAAGCACCACCTGGACGGCCTCACGCTGGCTCTCAGACGTGGCCAGCACCAACCGGCACACAGCCCGCAGCTCAGCAGGGAGCGGCTTTTCGGTTGTGTAGTAGGTGTCCAGCAACCGGCGATAGGCGGCGTCCTCTTCCCAGCTCAGGTGCCGGGTCGCGCTCAAGTAGTCGCCGATGTGGAACGGGTAGTAGTTCAAGCTGCCTCCCTCCCCAGCGCCAGCGCTTCCGGGCTCTGGAACCAGATCGCCGAATCGATGCGGGCGGTGAGCTTGGCCTGATGCTCAGGTGTGCGGCTGTGAATCGCTTCGTACATCAGGGCGCGCCATTGGTTGGCGTCGTCCCGGTCTCCAGCAGCATGGGCGCCGATCATCCGGCGCCCGCAGTCCTGGATGTGCTGCTCCAGGTTCTGCTCGTCATGTGTGAGCTCGTTCATGGAACCATCCCCGCCTGCCTCAAAAGCGGGAGCAGCTGGGCAATGAGTGGGCCGGCTTGGGCCAGTGCGGCGTTCTTCTGCTGGCTCTTGTCGTGCAGAAACTTGTCGATCAGGTAGTAGATCGCCGTGTAATCCTTCGACTTCTCCATGTACAACTCGAAGTCGTCGATGCCGAACTTGCGCTGGCTCTCGTCGCCAAGCTGGTTGCTGAGATTGCCCGGGCTCTCGTTCAACTCAATGGCCACGGTGGTGAGGCCACGGTGATAAATGCGAGAGGCAATGCAGTCCCGCAAGTTGCGGTGACGATCAGCCAGACCGGGCTCGAAGTCGAGCGTGAGCTGGTTTTGGGGGGCAGTGATGCTCACTGATAAATCCTTTTGTCAGTGGTTGTCAGTGGGGGGTAAAAAAATTGGCGGCCATGACGACCGCCAACCTCTTAAATGCTTTAAGCCCCCTGCGCCGAGGGCGTGGCTTCTGCTTGGAACTCGGGGAGTTCGATGCGCCCGTAGACGTGATCGAAGCCGATGTGCATCCCGCGAGTAGCCGCAAAGGCGATCAGGCGGGACGCAGCCTCGGGCGGGACGGTTTGCCCGCGCTCGTAGTGGCCAACGTTGCCTTGGGTGCATCCCATGCCCGCCGCAAGGGCCTGCTGGGTGACGCCAAGACGCTCTCGGATGGATTTGATCGTGTTCATGTGGCAATAGTAGCGCCACTGCTTCCTTTGGTCAACAGTGCCACTGCTTTGCCATGCAATGGTTTGCCCGTACCTTTCGCGCCTATGAATGCTGCGCCGCGCAAAGCCAAGGTTACGGAGGAGTCCAGGCAAGAGTCTGTGCTGCTCAAGAAGCTATGGGATTCGCGCAAAGGCAACAAGCTCAGCCAAGCCGAGTTCGGCGAAACCTGGAAGATCGGCGGGCAAAGTGCGGTCGGGCAGTTCTTGCGCGGCGACGTCCCTCTCAGCCTGAACGCGGCCAAAGGCTTTGCCGCTGGTTTGGGTTGCAACATTGGGGATTTCAGCCCCCGTCTCGCAAAGATCGCAGCTGAGGCTGGGATGCATGCAGGTGGAGTGGCCGATCCAGAAACACCGCTGGACCTGACCTCGCTGAACCGCATGGAAATGCAGATGGTGATGATGTACCGCAAGCTGGACCCAGAGCAGCAGGCAGACCTGATGCAGCACATCAACCATCTTGTGATCGCCGCCCACCCCGCTAAATCCAGAGCAAACCCGTTCCCACACGCCCCGGTTCCGCCGACCACAAACCACAAGGAAAAGGCATGAAGCGCTGGAGGTATGTCGTAGGGGTTCTTGTGGTGGCGGCCGTGATGGCGACCCTCAAGGTGTACAACCGCCCGCCCGCGCCGGAGGAGCCCGTAGCCGGGTCTGGAGGGCTGCTCGATTCGTTCGAAGACTCAAACCGCAAGGCCGTCGACGACATGGCGCAGCGTGGTGTGCGCCCGCAGATTCCAGAGCGGTAACGCCCCCTTTCATTCGCGCCACTGTTTTTTTTGCGCAAAGTAGCAGCGCCGCTGTTGACATGTAGAAGCAGTGCCACTACTATTCTCTCCATGGACCTCACATCGAGGCCCCCACTGGAGAGAGCAAATGTCGATCTGTGTCACCGAGTCGTCCCAGTCCCGCCGGATGCTGGACGAGTACATGAGCCGGGGCGATGTCGCAGCCGCCCAAAAGCAAGCCGAAGCCGATCTGGCCTTCGATTTCACGCAAGCCATCTTGGCCGGCGATCCGGACGCAATGCCCGGCTGGACTGGCACCACCCCTGATTACGATGCCGGCCGCAAGCTGGGCATGAACTACGGCGCCCCGGGGTTCCCGCGCCGTCGTGTGACGGTTGGCGATGCCATGCTGTCCGCGCTGGACTACACGAACGGCCCGAGCCTCAACGACGTGGTGAAGGTGCTCTCGCTGACGATGAAGTGCAGCGACCCCATAGCGGCGCTGGCTGCTCGCCAACTGGTCGAACGTGCTGCCGCCAAGTGGGCCAGCCACAACGCTCCAGAGGTGGACGAATGAACCGCCAGTACGAAGCCTGCGAACACCGCCACGGCTCGGGCCTGATGGGCACCTACGTGGACCACTACAGCACACCCTGCCCTTTGTGTGCAGCCGCTGACACCGACACGGCGAACGCGGCAAAGGTCGCGTTTGTGCTCCTCCTGGTGGTGATTGCTCTCACGGTGGCGCTGTCATGACCACCCGCACATGCGACGAGCTGGCCGTGTGCCAAGCGAAGTACCCGCCATGCGAGCGCTGCAAGCCAGCAGAAGGCCACGAGAGCGCAGTGCGCCTGCTGGCCGAGCTGAGCAAGCGCCGCCAGATCCCACTGCTGCCGAGGGTGAAGTGATGCACGCCGAAGACCGCCCCACCCGCGACCAACTCGACCGAGAGAACCGCATTGCCCTCATTGCATGCGCTCTTGCCTTTACTGCGCTTGTCCTGATGGGCTGCGCTGGACTTCTTCCTTCTTGAACGACCACATGAAACACACGATTGCAATCCTCGCCGCCGCTCTTGCTCTGACTGCCTGCGGCACCCCGGCCCCGAGTTGTCAACCATCCGTTTACAACTGCAGAGGTGGCGGCTCGAAATCTTCTGGCGGCTCGACGGCTGGCAGTGTTGGCAGTGCATCGGCTGGCGGGGCTTCTGGATCGTCTTCCGGCGCTTCGTCTGGTGCTACTGGTGGCACCTCACCCGGTAAGGGCGATGCGCCGGGTAAGGGTGACAGCAAGGGCCATGGCAAGGGCGATTCCAAGGGCCACGGCGGTCACGGTGGCAAGGGCGGCCATGGAGGTAAGGGGAAATGAGCGAAGCAACTGCAATCGTTCAACTCACGCCGGCAATGTTGGCTGAGGCATTTTGGGGGCTTGGCTCTGACGGCCAGGTCGAGTTCTTCGCACAGCTTGCGAAGGCCATCAAAGCCGACCACGAAGGCGGCAACAGTTCCGCTCACTCGCTGGGCGAACTGCAGTGGTTCTTCGTCGGCAGCGAGATGGACAAGCCTGCCAACAAAGAGGCCCGCGACATGCTGATGACGATGGCCGCGCCGCACTACATGCACACGCTTGTGGCGACTGGGAATTGGTGATGAATACGTCCCGCTGCCCCGCCGCATCCTCTGGCTGCAATGGACCCGTCGAATCCCAATGCATGGGCCTGTGCACGCACCGCATCAACACCCACCACCTGCCAGACGACCGCGCCGCCATCGTGCTCGGCCACATCGAGCCTGCGCCCGCGATCAGCCGCGCTCGCCTGGCTTTCAACACCTACCACCTCTACCGCCGCGTGAACTGCGGCCGGCGTGAGGCCCTGCGCAATGCCTGGCGCGCTCTGCGCCAGCGCACCTGATCAACCACCTGGAGACCATCATGGCCCTTCGCATCACACGTTCCTCTGACCCTATCAAGGTCGACCGCCTCAACCTCTGCCTGTACGGCCCGCCCGGCGTGGGCAAGACATCACTGGCGTTCACCGCTGCTGCACCGCTGCTGCTCGACTTCGATCAGGGCGCCCACCGCGCAGCGAATCGCAAGGACACCGTGCGCGTGTCCACATGGGAAGACGTCGCCGGCATGAAGGCCGAAGACCTGGAGCCCTACAGCACCATCGTGGTGGACACCGCCGGCCGGGCGCTGGACCAGCTCACCGCCGACATCATCCGGCGCAACCCCAAGGCCGGGCGCGGTGGTGCACTCACCCTGCAGGGATACGGCACGCTCAAGGCCGAGTTCGTGGCGTGGTTGAAGATGCTCAACACGCTGGGCAAGGACGTGATCCTGATCGCCCACATGGACGAGCAGCGCAACGGCGACGAGATCGTGGAGCGCCTGGATGTGCAGGGCGGGAGCAAGGGCGAGATCTACAAGGCCGCCGACGCCATGGGCCGGCTGGTGATCCGCGAGGGCAAGCGCCTGCTGAACTTCTCGCCCACCGATGCGGCCTTCGGCAAGAACCCGGGCCAGTTGGAGCCGCTGGAGATACCCCACCCGGACCGCGACCCCGATTTTCTGGGCAAGGTGGTGCAGTCCATCAAGGACAAGCTCAACGCACTGACCGAGGAACAGGCATCCGCGCAGCAAGTGCTCGTGCAATGGCGCGAGCGCATCGCCGGCATGGGCAGCGCCGACGACTTCAACGGCGCACTGGCCGAGGTGAAGCTGGCGCCCAAGGCTGCACAGGCCATGCTGGCAGATGCGGCAAAGGTGAACGGCCTCACCTTCGACGCCAAGGCCAAGAAGTACACCGAGGCGGTGGCCGCATGAAGCGCTGGCGCGTGTCCAACGTCGAGGCGTTCCGTCGGTTTGAGCAGGACGACGAGGCCGAGGCCAGCGAGTTCATCGACGAACTGCTGCATGGCTTCGAGCCCTCGCCCGCCATGCTGGCCGGCACCGCCTTCCACAAAGCGCTGGAGCTGGCCGTGCCAGATGTGACGGTCAAGGAAGTGCACAGCGAGGGCCACGTGTTCACCTTCCGGGGGGACTTCGAAGTGCGCCTGCCGGTGATCCGCGAGCTGCGCGCCTCGAAGACCTACATGGTCGACGGCCAGCCCATCGTGATCAGCGGCCAGGTGGACGCGCTGCAGGGCCTGCGCATCGAGGACCACAAGACCACCAGCCGCTTCGACCCTGACCGCTTCTTGAGCGGCTACCAGTGGCGGCTGTACCTCGACATCTTCGGCGCCACGGCCTTCCGCTGGAACGTCTTCGAGATCGCCGAGCTGGACCTGCCCGGCTTCTACGAAGTGCGCGACCAGCACACGCTGGAGCAGTTCCGCTACCCAGCCCTGCAGGACGACTGCCAGGCGCTTGTGGCGCGCTTTGCCCGGTTCGTGCGCGAGCACGTGGCCGTAGCTGCCTGACCCCTTCCCCCACCAACCTGAAAGCCCCCCATGCGCCTCTCGTTCGTCCCCAAGCACAAAGCCGTCATCGCCGACATTGACATCCAGTCCCTCAAGCAAGGCCAGACCGATGTCGTCCCGGCGGTGTGCCTCACATTGAAGATGACCCTGGCCAACAGCACGCTGAACCTGCTGGACCCCACCCTGCTGCCCTTCCTGTTCGAAAAGGGCTTGCCTGCCGCAGCCCAGCAGCAAGTGCTCGACGGTGTGCCGGTTGTCTCGGACCTGCCGCAGCTGACCGATGCGGCCGTGGCCTTGGGCTCCCTGCACTGGGAAGAAGAGCAGACCGGCGCCACGCTCAAGATCTACGAAGGCGTGACAGGTGACCGCGACATCACGCTGAGCGACTGCACTGTGCGCAAGCTCAAGCTCGACCCCCGCGAAGGCGGCGCGGTGGACTGGCGCCTGGAGGTCTACACCTCGGATGTGGACCAGGACACGATCGGCGCGCTGGCCGTGCTCAAGAGCCTCACGCGCGACATTGAGCTCACCGCAGCCGAGGCCGCCAGCCAGCAGCGAACGCTCGACGACAGCGACAAGAAGCTGACCCCGGCCCAGGCGCTGGAGAAGTCGGTCAAGAGCGGCGCGGCGAAGGTCTGACCCCCGTTATGGATCAGACGCCAGAGCATCCCCACCGTGGCCGCGAGACGGGAATCAAGCGCTCTGGCTGTCTGATCCGCCCTTAACTCTGGAGAGAAATATGAGTGACGTGACCGAATTTGCCGAGACTGAAACCGTGACCGCGACGATTCACATGACCGCAATTCCAGGCTGCGAAGCCTACAGCGGACCTCTCCACATCGGCTACTACACGCGACAGGATGAAGTCTGGATCGAGCAGGAGGGCAAGCGCATCAACCTGCCGGCCCACCACATTGCGGCCATCGTCAAGCAGCTCAAACGGGCTCAGAAGATTGCCGCAGAGCAAACCGAAGCTGCCGCCTGATCCGCCCTACAAGGAAATGAAATGAGCAAAGCAGAAGAACTGGCCGAGCAGCACAAAGGCCGTGCCGATGACTGCGGCGAACTTGCCCGCGCCATCCTCGCCGACAGAGAGAAGCAAGCAGCGCGGGTGCCGGAGGGTTGCAGGAACCAGTGCGACGGCTGTGCAATTGGTGCACCAATCAACGGCTGGGGAAACCACAAGTATCCGGACGGGTCACGAATAGCGTGCACAAAAGACCGGTACGCCGCCCCCACCGAGCCGAGCAAGCCAGAGCAGGCAGAGGGGGTGAGCGAGCGCCGTGAACGACTGCAAGCGGCCTGTGCAGAAGTGTTCGCCACCACCCCACCGGCCAGCGCTGCGCTGGAAGTTGTTGCCTATGGCGCGTTTAAGCGCCCGGGGGTGTATCGGGCGTGCCATGATTTTCAGGGCCTGCTGCACGATGTACCGCTCGGCGCACAGGTCGAAGAATTGGTGCGCAAGAAGGACGTAGATGCAGCCCTCGCAAGCAAGCCGCTGCCCGAGCAGGTGGCGCAGGACAGCGAGCACGCCGAAAACTACCGCTGGTTGCGCAACGCTGCCAATATTGACGAAGGACCGGCTGTCTCTGAACAGCGCTGCAATGACTGGGGCAAGTGGTACACGGTGCAGCTTCGGAGTGAAGAGCTAGACGCCGCCATCCGCGCCGCCCGCACCCGTGGCGAAGGGAGTGGGACGTGATCCGCCGCAGGCTTTCAACGCTAAATCGCAAGCTAGGACGGGTTGCATTCCCGCTGGTATGGGTTAGGCACCAACAGGTTTCGCAACGAATGTGTATTCGATGCGCCATTGCCAAAGCCACCAAGGACCAACCATGACGACACACACTGATCTGGCAGCGCAGGCGGATCGACTCGCCGCCCTTTTGGAACGCGAGGCCACCCACGATGGCAAAGCCGATTACAAGCACGCCGCAGCCCGCGTAATGCGTGAACTCGCCGCCCTGTCCACCAAGCGGCTGGCGGAGGGCGGGGGACCGGCGGGCGCGGGTGTGATCGTTGACGCCTACGCTTTTCCAAGCGCCACCCAATTTGGTGACGAAATCAAGGTGCAACGAACCCGCCAAATCGAAGGGCCAGCCCTCTGGAAGGTTGTGGACGGCAAGGGCAACTGCCTCAACAAGTCCGGCGAATGGGAGTGGGAGCCGATGCCCAGCAGCAGGGACGATGAATTTCTGAGCCGCTGCCGCTTCCCCACTGCTGCCGCAGCCATCGACGCCGTGCGCGGTATCGGCACCCCCAAGGAGAGCACATGAGGCACTTCAACGGCATTCCGATCATGGTCAATGAACTTGCCCGTGAGGTGCGAGACGAATTCAAGGTTGAGCGAAACCCCATCCCCAAGCGCAGGCGCGGATGGCGTGTGGTGAAGCATCACATTGACCGGCCCGGCTGCTACCAAATGGGCGGGACATTCGTGATGCACCCAGAGGTTTATCAGCGCCTTGTCGCGCAGTCCAAGGAGAGAAGCAATGGCTAATCAGTCAATCATGGAACTGGCTATGCGCTACGACCTAACGCTCGACATCTGCCCGTATTCGGTGGAGGTGACGTGGGTAGACATTGATCTGTCCGAGTCCCACACATCCCGTGAGCACGTCAACACGCGCGCAGAGCGCAAAGCCGCCTTGCGTCGATGCGTCGAGAAGGCCGTCCAACGAGCGAAGGAGAGCAGCAATGGCTGAACAACCGAGCGAGCGGGAGGCGCAATGAGCGACCTCGTTCTTTCCGCCGAAGACATCGAAGCCTTGACCGGCTACGCCAACGCCACGAAGCAACTGCAGGTCCTGCACCGCCGGGGCTACCATCGCGCCTTCATCAACCGTACCGGCCGCGTCGTGCTTGAGCGCGCGCACTACGAAGCCGTCGCCAGCGGCGAGGCGCCTGCCACGCACATCGAGGGCGGCGGAAAAACCGCCAACCTGACCTTCCTCCGCAAAGCCGCATGATCCGAGCCCGCGACAACCCCGACGGCCTGCCATTCCGCGTGTACGAGCGCTACGGCAAGCGCAAATACAGCATCGGGTTCAAGATGGCCAACGGGCGCTGGGCGTTTCGCTTCGACTGCCCCGTCGAAGATGTCGCCCAGATCCGCAAGCTGCGCCGCGATGCGATTGAGGCGTCTGCGCGCGTGGTCGAAGACCGGCCAGAAGGCGGGTTCGCCGGCCTGATCACAGCCTGGTTCGAATGGCAGGAGGCTCTGCCGAGCGGCGACACACGCAAGCGCGCGGCCAGCACCATCGCCGAGAACAAGCGCGAGGCGCAGAACTTGAAGAAGGCCTGGGGCCACTTCGAGGTGGGCGAGATCACGCGCACCATGGGCTACGAGTACCTGGACGCGTGCTTGAAGTCGCGGCCAGCGAAGGGCAACAAGGAGATCGCCCTGGCTCGCCTGATCCTTGAGTACGGCATCCGCAAGGGCCTCATCGAGGTGAATCCGCTGGACCAGCTCAGCAAGAACAAGACGGCCAAGGTCGACCGGTACGTGACTCACGAAGAGCTTGAGCTGGCGGTGGAAGTTGGAAGGCGCTGCGGTGGCGCGCGTCACATCGTGGCGCTGGCGCTTCGTACCGCGTGGCTGTGCGTGCGTCGATCAGTGGAAGTGCGCGCGCTCACGCGTGACGCGATTGTGAAGGACACCGGCATCCTCTGGCAGGACGGCAAGTCGAAGACGAAGCCACCGGTGATGATCGAGTGGAGCCCCGAGCTCAAAGCCACCATCGACGAGGCTCTGGCCATCAAGCGCTTCGGCGTGGCCGGCACCATGTTCGTGTTCGGCAACATGCGCGGCCAGCGCTACACGAAGGGCGGCTGGAAGGCGATGCTGGATGACCTGATGCGCGAGTGTGAGAAGACGGCCGCAGAGCGCAAGATGGCCTTCCAGAAGTTCAGCCTGCAGGACTGCCGGCCGAAGGGCGTGAGCGACAAGCTCGAGCGCGGCGACAAGGACACCCAGGACGCAACGCTGCACACCGACAAGAAGATGATCGACACGGTTTACGACCGCAGGCGCCTCCGGAAAGCGACACCTGCAGGGTGACACTAAAGCAATGACGGGATGGCTTGTGCCTCTAGCAGCGTCTTGTCGTCGACGATTGCAAAGCGTAAATCATCGAAATCTCGCGGCACCAAGGATCCGTCCACATCACGACCACAGGTAATCAATCGAGCAGAGTAGACAGCCGGCTGGACACCATCTATCCATGTCAGTAGGGCAGCGTCTCGAAAGACTTCAGCACCTTCAAACACTATTCCAGGCCAAGCGAGATCTATGTTTTGGTGCTTAAGCCAAAAACGAATCGCGTCACGAGTCAACAGCAGGGCGTCAAATTGCCCCAGTTCCGGGTGCTCCAGCAAGAGCGTATTCCTGATGAACCGGAAGCCTTTGCCTGGCTCGACTAGGAAAACACTCGCTACGCTGATTTTTGTGATCCTCTTCGAGTTCCTCAGCTTGTGATGCTTGAAGGTGTCTGCAGCATCAGTGATGACTTGATGCCCTGGGCAGAGCTCTGCTGCAATCGCGTCGCGTCTGCGCTCAGGCCAGCCAAAGAGTTCTGGGGCGTGCCGTAGGGCAGACAGCAGACTGCCGGCATCAGAGGCAACTCGTGATACGTCGGGATCAACGCAGATCGGTGAGGCCAATCTCTTGCTCAATGAGTCCCATCCCATTACTGCGTCGTTGATAAATCGCAT